ATGAAAAAAGATTATAAGCCATCATGGGAAGCACTCAATAATGAAAAGATGTCGCCAGAAGAAAGAATGGGTGTTGTCGTTCATGATTTTGAACGTCCAAGAGATGAAAGTAGCGCAGTTTCTCAGCGTATGCGTAGCTTCAATGGACTACCAGACAATTTTGAAACTGTTAGTCTAGAAAAGGTTGAAGGAAAGTCTGGTGTTGGTAATACTTATGGATCAGGACAATGTGTGGCACTTAGTCGTCACTTTGCTCCTACTCTTCCTCCTGCTAGTAAATGGTCGTTTCATGAAGGAGAAAGTGGAATCGTTCCTGGTGCAGTTATTGCTACAAGAACATATGGTCAAGGACCAACACCTGGTGGACGCATGGCTAAAGATATGCCCGATGGTAAATCACACTATCATACTGGCATTGCACTAACGTATCCAGATGAAAGTGGTAATGTTCTTGTCCTTGATCAGTGGAAAGGACATGGTTCAACCATAAGCAAAAGAAATATTAGAGATTATCATGGCGAGCAATGGGGTGCTGTAGTTGGTGGTGAACCATCAGAAAATACCAAACAAGGTGTCGATCTTGCATTATCATTAGCCAATGAATCACAGAAAAAAGCTATTCAAGCAGCTGCAGCAGGACAGAAAGTCCATCTTCAAGATGTACCGGAAGCACAACCTGTGATAGAGGCAACAAGCTCGACAACAAACAAATCCGAAAGTCATGATGACGAATCGATTCAAGTTGATACAAAAGTTGAAGTGCAGAAACAGATAGAAGTTCCAAAGCCGCAATCAACCGATCAAACTGCTACAGTTGAAAAGCCAGCTCCGGCCGCTACACCTGTTTCTGAAAAGCCTGCAGAACCAAAATCGTTTACTCTTAATCGTCAGGGATTAATCAATTCAATTAAACAGACTGCGGAGTATAAGAAACAAACTGCGGGTATTCCTGACTTTATGGTTCCTGATGAATCGGTTGTTAGTGGTTTCTTTGATGATGCACGAACTAAAAAGATTATGAAAGAGACGGGAACAACCTATGATCCTGCAACGGGTAAAATAACGTCTAAAAATCCTGACAAACTATTAAAGTCTTTTGGTGATATGGACACAACTAATGTTCTAACACCTGAAAAGAGAGCGGAAGTAGAAGCAGCAAAAACTACACAAACTGCATCTATCGGTGAAAAGATACAAAGAGAATTTGGTGTTGCATCTGCACAAGCAAAAGAATTAGATATGACCAGTCCTGATGTTCAAAGAAGAATACAGGAAGATCGCGCCCAGAAGATGCAAACACCAGAGCCAACTAAAGCACCAGAAGCAACAAAGACACCAGCACCAGAGCCTAAAAAACCAGAGGTTGCTCCTGCACCACAAACACCTGCACCACAAGCTGGAAAACCTGACGAGAGTTCTACAAAGAATTTTCTAAAGTCGCAAGGTATACCAGGTGCGTCTGATGGTGGTTCATTTAATGTCGGTGATAGAAATATCGGTTTCTATCCAATGGATAAAAAAGATAATCTTGCTGCAGTTGATACTGTAACACAGCAACCTCTATTCACAGCTAAGACAGGAGAGAATATAAACGTCGATCCTACACAGAATAGAATTGATATAACGCCACAACAAAAAGTTGCTGGTACCATTCCACCAGGAACACAAATGAATGAAATGAAAGATGTTGTTGATACTGTATTTAATATGGCGTCAACAATGGGAAAATCATCTGCTATTCAACCACCAGTAATTGATAGAAGTGAGGCATTACAAAATCAAGTAACCATTGATCCATTTCTAAATCAGAAAACAACAGGTTTTTCAACACCATCGCTAGAACGTGCAATGTCAAAAGCTAGAGGACGTGAATCAGATTATAGTGCTAATAGAGTTGGCGCAGGAACATCGATAGCATAAAAAAGGGCGGGAACCGCACTCCCGCCCAATTTCAATAATTATCCTGTAAAGTCTCAGTCCTCTGCCAACTTGCGAAACATGGCGAGGTCTTCATCCTCTTCATCATCGACAACTGGCGCAGCTACCTTTTTAGCAACTGGCTTTGATTCAGTGAATGGAACATCATCGTCGTCTTCCACTACTGTCTTTGTAACAACAGGACGTGAAGTAGATGCACCGGTTAAACCTAGAACATCATTAAGACGAGCCTTTAGCTGATCATATGACTTAAAATTCTTAGGATCAATAATCTCTTTAAGAGAGTGTTCGCCCTTCCAAATCTTTTCTAATTCTGAATCGTCATCGGATAATGGACCAGAAACAAGAAATGTTGATTCATCATAGTTAGGAAAACCTGACTGACGAGTCATCTTCAACTTAAAGTTAGCGCCCTTCCATAGATCGAAAGGATTCACTGCCTGCTCTGATTCAAGATCAGGATTCATCTGCTTTGTAATCTTATCAAAGATTTTCTTACCATACTTAAATAGAAAAACTTTACCTTCGTTATTTGGATTCTTTGGATCACTAATAACCTGAATGTTTGAAACATAATGCAAACGACGCTTTTGATCACGGGCTTGTTTACGCTCCAAAGAGTTATCATCAGAAGAAGCATTCCAAAGTGTAGAGTTATACTCAGAAACAGGATCCTTCTGACCGAGAGTTGTTAAAGACTTCTCGATGTACCACTTACCAGTGATCTTATTCTGAAAGCCATGATCCCAATATTGAACCCATGGTAGAGCATCGTCACCGTCAACGGCTGGACCAGGAAGAAAACGAATAACAGCCAAAGCGTTGCCAGCTTTATCTGGTGTAGGCTTCCAATAGTTGTCTGTGGAATCGTCTCGTTCGTAGGTGGGTTTGTTGATTTCATCTACCTTCTTTAGAAGAGTGCTGAAATCTTTGGATTGTTTCTTGAGATTTGAAAAGTTCATAATATTCTCCTTGTATGTTCGTTGTATAGTCGTATTATCCACATTATCATCATATAATAAGTTATATTAACACACCATTCTCGGTATGTCAATATATATTTAGTCATCTAAGGAAACACATTCAAACTTAATTTCCTGTAGAGTTTTTTCACCCCATGCATGGCGAGGATTAGAACACCATTTACATCCAGGAATACCACAATCCATGGCATGTTTCTTGTGTAAACGATGTTTGTTATTGTCGTTATAATAATCACGATGATTAGTCTTGGCAATATCAAACTGACGCTCTATGTGTCTGCTCTTTTGTTGGAATCTCTTTTGGCGCTTCTCTTTGTTCATTCACGATTCCTTTCAGTATGTTTTTCATTCTCACTTTATCATACTTTAAAAAAGGTCTATACTTACTTATCTTTCTTGAAATTCTAGGCCATATAGCATCGTTACCATAATGCTTATTAAATTTATTCGTGTAATTTATAAAGTCATCTAGAATGACCATAGTTTCTATACAGATCGTCCTACGCAAGAAAAGTAAAACAAGAAAAGGATAGGAATCACTGTGAACACGGAACGGCTCTTGAAAGCCTTTATCAAAAGTTCTAACCATGTCATCGGCACAGTGATATGACAAACTTTGTCTCCGTCTAAGATAATTAGTGTGGATTTGAGTTGCGTTGTCATCGATTAACTCTGTTATGTAGTGTTTATCTTCTAAAAGATTAGCGACATAAAAATCACGCAACTCTTCATCACTATGTTCCTTAGATATCTTTTCAAAGAACCATTTGTCGTTTCGTTTATTGTATGATTCTTTTGTTGCACGAAGTTTGCCGTGCATTTGAAAGAAGTCGTATTTGTCATTGTTGAAATGAGTTCTAAGTGCCAAGAATAACATATAAGCACCATAACCTGAAAAATTACTCATGTCTTATAATGGCAATTGTGAGGTATTGGATTTTTTGAGATAGTGTAATTCTTCGGCTTCTAGTTTAATCTTTGATTTGAGAACGCCTGATATAAGTTTAGCTGCTGTTTCAATTTCAAAACCAGTTTGTTCACAATACATAACAACAGCATCTATGTAAGGAATATCCTTCATATAAACTATTTCTTCAATCGCCATACTAAACTTTTGAATATCATCGGGAGTCATTATATATTCCTATTGCTTGTGAATGATAAGATCGGCTTTAAAGAACTGATAAAAGTTATTGATCCCACTAACTTGAAACAAAAATGAGTTATATTCTTCTTGTGAGATTTCTTTGTTATTAAATTTTAATAACATATCATCATACATACCCTGATAAAAGGGATCTGGTGTATATTCCCAATTTACAATTCTAAAATCAACATCGAATACATAAGCCATACCAGAACTAGAATTATTTGTTCGCTTGCTTAAATCACACCAGGATTTATCAAAGTGCTGAATGACTGGATGATTGATTGGTCTCTTGTGTGTTGGATCCATATAATAGTCATCATGTCTATGATGTGGACCGACAATTCTCATACCAGCACCGTGATTACATACTCTATAAATCTCTTTCATTAAGTGAAAGAATCCATCACCCATATGTTCCAGAATGTGCATTGCCCAAACATATTCTACACTATTATCATCAAATGGCAATTTATCTTTTTCAAAGTCAACGACATGATCTGGATTGACTTGTGGATCAGCATCAAGATTAACAAAACCATCAAACTTTCTAAATCCACAACCTATATTAATCTTTAAACCCATAATATACCTCAATGATAATATAAATACCACCACTTCTGTTTCTAGGCTGGTGGCCCACCCAATGATTATGCTGCTAGAGCAAGATCAAATGATGCAAAGTTATCGTTAGCACCTAACGTTTGCTTTCGGTCTCCTTGAACCCTTACTACGCTTGTCGATCCTATTTCTGCCCCATCAAAGTAACACGGTTGCCCAAGGTTGCGATCCTATTGTGGACTTACTACGGAATTGAACCGTGTCCGTGTTACCATGGTGGAGCAGCCGGGTACCGCCCCCGGGTCCAATACGTCTATGCCGTTCCTCTCAACGACCTAAGCATATTATTTATTATAGAGTATTTTTGTGGAATGTCAAGGAATCTGATTCTCAAACTCTTCTAATAATGGTGCGCCAACACCACGATGATCTTTGGAGTTATTAGTTGCATGGCCGACTAGTTGTGTCCCGTATAATGCACTCACCGACGGTCGCCACCAGACATCCAGACAGACCCAGACAAAGAAACACCATAGCAATAGCGATATATACTTTTCTCATAACGGATGCTCCAATCTAAATTGTTTAATCTTATTAACTAACTCAGGTATATACTCACTACGTTGTTTCACAAAGACCTGAGGATCTTCGTTATCAACTGATATCAATACCACAATCTGCTTTGCTTTGATGCCTGTCATCTCTTCATACATTAAAGAGTAACAGGTACATTGCTCAAAGTAGTTTAGAATCCATTCTTCTCTCTTGGTTCTCAAAGATGTTTTAAAGTCAATAACAGAAGGTACACCGTCAAACTCGGCAATACAATCGACCTGACCTGCGAGACCGAGAGTTTCGCTATAGAGCATAGTTTCCAAATAGTGAACAT